GGCAATGAACAGCGCCGAGAAAAGCAAGTTTTTGGTCAGTTGTGTTCAGCGTACTTGTCAGACCCCGCAGCGCATAGGGTTCAGCGGGTGTTAAATAAAGTTTTACCGGGCTGGAAAACTTGGCCCGAAAAATCGTTTAGTTTATTGTTAAATAAAGGCCGACAAATTGACGAAGAAAAAAGCGAACGGCAAAGCGCCGAAGCCCGCGCCAGCAAAGGCCGCCAGCCCGAAGGCGTTCAACCCGCGCGACGTAAGCGGGCAAACGCTGGCCGACGTGCTTGGCCTGACGCGGCAAGCCGTCTTATTGCAGAAACAAAAAGGCACTTTCAGCCAGATTGGCAAGCGTGGGCGTTATGATTTGTTCGAATGTGTGCCCCGATATGTGCAAAGCATCAAGACAAGCGGCACCGCTGAAGCTGGCGAACGCCTTAAAATCGCGCAGCGCCGAAAAATTGAACAGCAAAATGACAAGACGGCGGGGCTTGTTGTGCCGATTGCCGACGTTGCTGCCGCCCTTAATGCCAGCGCGTCAGGCTTTCTGTCAGCGTGGCGGGCCATTCCGCGACGCGTTGCCGGGAAACTGGCGCGACTTAAAGACGCGAAAGCGTGCCGGGAACTGTTAGAAAATGAATCAGCGAACGCAAGACTTGAACTTTCTGCCCCGGTTAGAAAATTCTACATTGACCGGGGCGAAGCTTTGCCAGATATTCTTGCCAACACTTTTGACGCTGGCGAAGCGCCCGCCCCGAAGCCCCGCGCAGTGGGCCGACGAAAACCGAATTCTGCCAAAGGGAAACGCCGAACCCGGCCCGTGGAAAAGTGACCGCACGCCGTACATGACCCCGATTTGCGAAGCGATAAGCGACGGCATTTATGAAAAAATTATTTTGGCTTGCGGTTCGCAAATGGGCAAGACTGAAGCCCTGTTAAATACGATTGGTCACAGGTTAGACGACGACCCTGTGCCCATGCTTTACATTGCACCAACCAAGTCATTCATTGAAAAAGTTTTTGAACCGCGTTACGTCGCAATGATTGAACAATGCGAAACGCTGCGGCTTCAGAAAAAGGCAGGCAAGCGCGAACAGAAAACACAAAAGGAAATTGCAGGGGTGAAAGTTCGCATGGCGTGGTCAGGCAGCCCGACTGAATTGGCTGGCGACCCGGCTTGCAAAGTCTTCGTTGACGAACGTGACAGAATGGATGATTCAGTTGGCGGCGAAGGCGACCCGGTAACGTTGGCCGATGCACGTCACGACACATACCCTGACGGCCAAACAATCGTAACGAGTACACCGACAATGGGAACCATTGACACATTCATTGACGAAGAAACCAACCTTGAATTTTGGGGCAAGGGCGACGAAGTGCCTTCAGCAATTTGGCGTTTGTTTCAAGAAGGCACCGGCTTTCATTGGGCGTGTCCCTGCCCGCACTGCGCTGACATGTTTATACCGCGCTTCAAACAATTGGTTTGGGGCGACAAGCTGACACCGACGCAAGTTAAAGAAACTGTGCAAATGCTTTGCCCGAATTGTGGCGTGTTGATTGACCAAGAATTTAAAGACGAAATGAATGCGGGCGGCAAGTTCATTGCGCCCGGTCAATGGTTTGACGACGACAACCAAATTCAGGGCAAGCCCCCCGCTGCAAGCACCGCGTCATTTTGGGTTTCCGGTTTAATGTCGCCGTGGAAAAGTTGGGGTGACAGGGCGTATGCGTTTTTGAATGCGGTGCGCGAAGGCGACGCAGATAAAATTCAAGCCGTCATTAATACAGGCATGGGCGAACTGTACAGTGTGAAAGGCGACGCGCCTGAAATTGAAAAAGTCAAAGGGTTGAAGCTTGGTTATAAGACCGGCGAAATTCCGACCAACGCGTTAAAATTAATTCTGTCGGTTGACGTTCAGAAACGCGGCTTGTATTACGTCGTGCGCGCGTGGGGTGCTGACTTGGAAAGTTGGAAAATTGAAAGCGGTTATTTAGTCGGTGACACTGACGGCACAACCGTTTGGCAAGACCTTGCGAAATTTAAAGATTTTCATTATGGCCCGCTGCCGGTTGAACGCTGCCTGATTGACAGCGGATACCGCACGCAGTTTGTTTATGCTTTCTGTCGCAAGTTTAAAGCGTGGGCGTTTCCGACGAAGGGCCGCGACACAATTGAAAGCAAGCCTTTGCAAATGGGCAAGGTTGACATTGGCACCAACAGCGGCAAAGTGCTTGCGGGCGGGCTGGCCGTGCTGCATGTCAACACCGATTATTTCAAGCGTTGGATTCACGAACGCATTGAACGTGAACCTGATTTGCCGGGGGGCTTTCATTTGCCCGAAGACGTAAGCGACGATTATTGCAAACAGTTGGTTTCTGAAGCGCGCATTGTGAAGCCGTCAGGCAAAGTTGTTTGGCAAAGAATCTTTAAAGACAACCATTATTTTGACTGCGAAGTGTTGCAAGTTGCAGGCGCGTATTCGCTGAACCTTCAACAAGTTACCGCCGAACAGTTGCAGGCACAGGTCAAAGCCCGTAGCATTAAAACGCAAGCGGCTGTTGACAAGCGCGAAGGGAAAAAGGGCGACCCATTCCGCACCGCCAAACCCCGCCAACATGGCAAGGGCGGCGGTTGGTTTTCAAAATAAGGCTTTGAAAAATGGCAACATTCCGCACCGAAGCACAAATTCAAGCCGACTTAACGGTTTGGTATAACGCCCGCACTGCCGCAGCCGCAGGCAAATCTTTAACAATCAGCACAAGCGCAGGTTCGCGCACCGTCAGCCAGCACGACTTAAACGACATTAACGAAACGATTTCGATTTTGCAGCGTGAATTGCTGGCGTGTCAGACGGCCAGCGGCGGCAAGGGGCTTCACAATTTCGCGGTTGCGAACTTTAATAATGACAGGGAAAACCGCCGATGAACTTAAACAAAGAAGCACCGGCCAAACTTGTTGAACGGCAAACCGGCTTTGACAAATTTCTTTTGCGCGTCGCCCCCCGACTTGCGGCGAAGCGTGAACATTATCGGCTGAAATATGCAGCAAGCAAACGTGCATACGAAGCAATTGAACTGACCCGGTTGCGACGTGAACGCAACGACGCGCGTTCAGCGGATCAAGTTAATTCCGTTGCCGTTGACCGACTGCGATACCAAGCGCGCAGTCTTGACGAAAACCACGACCTTGCGCGTTCTGTCTTGAACACGCTAGTTGCTAACATCGTCGGAACCGGGCTTTTAACTTTTCCAATGGTCAAAGACCGCAACGGCGATTTGCTTGAAGACGCAAACTTGACGTTAAGCAAACTTTGGCGCGATTGGTCAAGGCGGCCTGAAGTCACGCAGGAAAACAACTGGCAAAAATGTCAGCAACTTGCGGTGCGTTCGTGGTTTCGTGACGGTGAAATTTTCACGCAAATGCTGCGCGGTATTGTGCCGCAACTTGAACACGGCAGCGAAGTGCTTTTTTCAATTGAACAAATGGAAGCAGATTTTTGCCCGCTTGGTTTCAACAGTTCAGGCGACGGCATACGGCAGGGCATAAGAAAAAACATTTGGGGCAAGCCGCAAAATTATTTTTTCTTTAAAGACTATCCAACTGAAGGGCCGGGGGATTCAATTTTTCTTGGCCTAACCGGCATGTCAAGTTTCAGCGTTGCCCTGACTGACTTAAACGAAATGAAAGCGGATAACGTTTTGCATTTAAAGCACACTGACCGCGTTCGCCAGACGCGCGGCGTTTCGTTGTTCGCCAGTTTCTTCGCCCGCCTTGACGACTTAAAAGAATATGAAGAAAGCGAACGTGTTGCCGCACGCATTGGCGCGGCGTTTGCTTTTGCAATCACGAAAGCGATTGACACCCCCGGCGTGTTGCCGTCAAGTGCTGACGCGTTTCGTGAAATGGATTTAGCCCCCGGCATTATTGCAGACACTTTGCAACCGGGCGAAAAAGTTGAAAGCCTGAAAAACGAACGGCCTGACAACAAGCTTGAACAGTTTCGCAAAAGCCAATTGAAGGCAGTCGCGGGCGGTGCCAACGCGGGTTATTCAGAAATTGCGCGTGACTTCGAAGGTTCGTATTCGTCGCAGCGTCAAGAACTGGTTTCAATGGCGCGCGTGTACCGGGCAATTCGTGGCGAACTTGTCAACGTTTACGTTCAACCGATTTGGCAAAACTTTGTTGCCGTAGCGTTCGCGCAAGGTTTGGTTAACATGCAAGGCGCTGACCCGTTGACAATGTTTGACGCGCAACACTTGGGACTTGGCACACCGTACATTGAACCGCAGCGCGAAACTGAAGCGGCAATTAAACGCGTGCAAGCTGGCTTCACAAGTCGCACGCAAGAAATTCTTGAACGCGGTGACGACCCGCGCGAAGTCACACGCACAATTGAAAAGGAACGGGAAAATGACGCTGAAGCGGGTCTTATATTTAGCACTGATTTTGCTGCTACTATGGTTAGTCCTGATAGTGGCCCCGGCGCTGATTCAGGGAACACAGATGATGTGAACCCCGACGACGACGACACCGACGACGACGCGGCTGACCGCACGCTTGAAGTCGTGCTTGATTATGAAATTGGTTCGATTTATCGCGGGACTGACGGCCAGCATTTTGAATATACAATTGACGGCTTCGTGCCATACGAAGGCGACGTTGTGAATGGCTGACAAAGATTTAAAAAAAGTCGGTAAAAAAAAGCCTGATTTATCGCTTGAAAAAGTTGGCAGGCGGCGCGCTGCGGTTGCGGTTGACGAAGACCTTGAACGCGAAGACACGCTTGAAATTCAGGCGTTCAGAAAAGTTCTTTTAAAGGGCGGCGAATTTCGCGGCGCGCGTGGGCTTCGTGGCGAAGTCGGTGACACCGGCAACACTGGCCGCCGTGGCCGCCGTGGCCTGCGTGGTGACACTGGCGAAACTGGCGAACGCGGTGACACTGGCGATTCAATAAAAGGCGAACCGGGCGCACCGGGCGAACACGGGCGACACGGTGAACCGGGCGAACCGGGCGAAAGCAGGCAAGGTGAAACCGGCGCGCAAGGGCCGAAGGGCGACACCGGCCCCCGCCCCGCGCACAAATGGGAAGGCACAAAACTTTCGTTTGAAAAACCGAACGGGCAGTTTGGTCGCGCAGTAAATTTGCAAGGGCCGGGGGGCGGGCGCGGTGCGTCAGGCAATTCGGCGCGTGACCGTTATCAAAACATTGACTTGGTTGGCACTGACCTTGTTTTTTCAAACGACGCGGCTGGCCCGCTTGGCGGTGTTGACAAAGTTGTTGACCTGTCGGGGCTGTCTGGCGGCGGCGGCGGTTTTGCCGGTCTTGGCATTTGGCGTTACAGAACTGACCTGACACCGAACCCCGCAGCAGGCCGGTTGCAATTTGACACCGCGTTAATTGACAACGCAACTGAATTGTATGTAAACGAAGTTAATGACGGCGGCACTGACATGACAGTGTTTCTTGATTTAATAGTTCCCGGCGATCTTGTTTATTTGCAAATTCAAGACGACGCAACGCAATTTGTCATTATTCAAGTCGGTGTTAAAACAAAAGCGGCAGGCGTTTACACGTTCACCATTTCAGCAATTGAAGGGCAGGGCACAACCCCAACAAATAATTCAACCGTTTCTTTTGTTGTTGTCGGCGGCCCGTTGATTAAAAATAAAGACATAACAATTCAGTTGCCGATACCAACCGACAACCTGCGTTATTTTTTCACTGACCGGCAAATTACGATTTCAAAACTTGTTTATGTTGTGCAAGGTATTGTGACCAGTGACGCAACCGCGTTCATTAGTTTTGGCCCTGACAGAAGTGTGCTTGCAACAGATTTAATTAATGCGGGCACGGTTGTCAGCGACCAAACAACCGGGCAAGTCATAACAGTTTTTGACAACGCCGTGATTCCTGCGAACAGTCACATTGCGTTAAGGGTGACTGCGATCACCGACGCGCCTGACGAACTTGCAGCAACAGTGTTTTACGCGTAATGACAAACGGCACGCGAACAGTACCGCCGAAAGCGAAGACGAAAAGCAAACGTGTCGCTGAAGCTGCGGTTGCGTTTATAAAAACGCAGCGACAAGGGCCGGGAAACAATCAGGGCAGAATTCCGCGCGTCGCAATTGAAAACGCGGCTGCCGCTGCAACCGGGTTAAGCCAAACGGAAATTGACGCAGCGTTTGTTGAAACTTACGAAGACTTTGTTTTATTGGGATTGGTGCCCGCCCGTGCTTGACGATTTCGAATTTGACGCGTTGGTTGACATTCTTGAAGCGGCTGAACAGTTGCCCGAAGACTTAACGCTTTGGAATTTAGACGACCCAAACAACCCGGTTGAACTTTAGCATGGCAATTGTTGTTGGCGTATTTGAAGAAACAAGCGACAGGTTTTCAACTTGGTCGCATGTCTTTCAAGGCAAAAATGTGACGTGGTTGCCATTCGACACGACGCAACGCATTGGCAATTTCTTTCTTGGCTTGCAGGGGCAAACTGAAAACGCGTGGAACACACAAATTCCGATTGGCAGCAAAATCATTTCTGCAACAATGGAATTTTTTCCTAACACGAACAACGCAGCCGCGTACACCACAGAAATGAATTCGCCTGACAGGCGCGTTGACCAACAAACACTTGACCCGGTTAAACAACCTTTTGAAACTTTTACAGGTTGGCGGCGTGACTTTTGGACAAACCAAACGATTGCAGTTTTGTCAACAACGTTCACTGCGATTGCTGGCCCCGCAACCGCGCCTGCCAATGGTGAATGGTCAGCGGCACAACTTATTGCGCCCGGTGCAACCATTCCAATGCAAAACCGATTTGGTCAACGCGTCACCGTTCGCCCCGGCCCGAATCAGGAAGTTTCATTTGCAGGTTATGAAATGTTTCGCACGGGCAACCCGGCTGGCAGTTTGCGCGTTCGCATTCAGGGTGTTGCGTTTGACCGGGGCGTTTCAATTCCTGACGGCGTTGACATTGCGGTTTCAAGTGACGTTTTGGCAAGCACGTTGGTTGTTGGATCACCGGGCGGCCTGATTGGTTTTTTCTTTGCAGCGGGTACGGTGCTGACGGTTAGCGCGGATTATTTTTTTATTCTGGATCACGACTATGCGCAAGACGCTGTTAATTACGTTTGGGTGCGGCACCAAAATGAATTTTTGACGAACGGCCAGTTATATCATTTTGGCGAAGGGCAAGGCTTCGATTGGCAGAATTACCCCGGCACGGTTGACCTGAATCAAGCAATCGCGCTGGCGGCAAACGACCTGTTACCGGCAAGCATTGATTGGCCTATAAATGGCACAGTCATTGGGGTGTTGGAAACTTCGCCCGACATTACTGACCTTGTTCAAGCGCAAGTGTACATGCCAGACTACACGCCAGATTCAGGAATTATTATTAACCTTTCGCGCGGGTCTGACCCGAACGTTGGCAAGCAAATGCGCAGCAATCAGAACGTCAGCAGTGCTGGCCCGGTTTTGCGGGTGACTTATGACGACAGCCCGCGCAAGCAAAGAGTTTGGATTTCTTAAAGATTTTGGGTATATAATCGCGCTGACGAAGGGCGCGCACTTTTGAGGGTTGGACAATGAAAAACAAACGGCAGCGAATCGAAGGCGTATTATACCGGGAAGTGCAGTTGCGCACCGAAGGCGTTGTTGACGAAGAACAGCGACTTGTTAAAGTAAGTATGTCAAGCGAACTGCCAGTTGTGCGCCGTTCATTCTTTTCTGACCCGTGGATTGAAGTGCTTGGACACAAGCGCGGCGAAGTTGATTTAACACGCCTGAACAACGGCGCTTCAGTTCATTACAATCATTCCCGCAGCCGCGCCGACAGAATTGGCGTTGTTGAATCCGCAAAACTTGTCACTGTAAAAAGCGGCGGGCGTGCCGAAGGCAACCAAACAAAACGACGTGTCGTTGAAGGTGTTGTTCGAATTTCGCAACGTGAAGACGTTGACGACGTTTGGACTGACATTAAAGACGGCGTGTTAAGAAATGTTTCCGTTGGTTATTCAATCAACGAACGGAAATTAACGCGTGCTGGCAAAGACGGTGAACCTGACGAATTCAGGGTGACGGCTTGGCAAATCGCAGAACTTAGCTTTGTGGACATCCCCGCTGACCCTTCGGTTGGTGTTGGTCGCAACGAACAAGGCGAAATGGCATACCGTGTAATTGACCTTGAACCTGAAAAGGAAACGAAAAAAATGTTTAGATATGATGCAAACGGCAATCCGTTACCGGATACGCCCGAAGCACGCGCGGCCATTTTGGCTGGCACTGCAACTTGTGAAGACGGCACGCCTTATGTGCCGACTGACGAAGTGCGTGCCGCTTGTGCCCCGCCTGCGGCTGCCCCCGCCCCTGTCGTTGTCGCTGTTGCGGCACCGGCTGCGCCTGCACTTGACGAAGCTGCGTTGCGTGCTGAAGGTGTTGCGGCAGAACAAACCCGCGTTGCAGAAATTAACGCGATCTTTAAACCCTTCGGTGACACGCACGAAGCAATGCGCGCAACGGCAGTTGCCGACCCGAAAGCCACAGTTGAAAATACGCGGCAAGCGTTGTTAACTGAACTTGGCAAAGATTCAACGCCCGCCCAAACCGGCGACGCGTTGCGTATTGAGTCAGGCGAAGACGGCAGCGACAAGTTTGTTCGCGGCGCTGGTTTGGCGTTGTCGTCACGCGCTGGCACCA